CTCCGGCAATGATCACCGTAGCGTTTCTTCATTTATAAGCAAAAATGGACGCGCCTCAAACCCAAATCTAGATAGTAAGGATTCAGTTGCTTCACCGGGTCTTTATGACTCGGCGATTCCTGCAATCGCACAGCTGGATTTAGGTTGTTTGGACTTGATTGAATTAGCATTAAGCCAGCTAATCAATCTTGGAATAAGAAAAAACATGTATCGTCCAGGTGATATTTTGTTTGAAAAGGCTCGTGAAATTTTGTCAAAGATTTCTGAAATGGCTGTTCTTTTGAACTGCTCATCGAATCTAAAGATTTTAATGACAAATTTTCTCGTTAATAAATTCCTGGACAATCTCTGTTACTTTCCAGAGATTGGTGGTTGGTCTTGGGTCTGTAAAATGACTAACCTAATCAAAAGTGAAGCCTTTGAATACTATAAGGCAATCAAATGTTTTTTAGACACATTTGATGTTCCCGTTTCTGCGAAGGCACATAGGAAGATGTCGTTTAACATCTTTGTCACAACACTCTTTGGGGTAAATGTCAACAATATCAAGTTCTTAATTGCTGATGTTTTCAACATGGTTCATAATACCGAAAGGCCGGAGGTTCCAGAGTTTTCAAACACTGAAATCTTGCCCCATGCTTTTTGGTACAGAGTGAAAAGAATATGCCTAAAGTCTCCAACACATGAGAAACGATCCAAGATCCCAAAGAAGGATTTGGAGTTTATTAATTCGTTTTTCATGGGATTGAAAAAAGCTTTGCCAGCCCTCAGACCCCTCGATATTGATCGAAGTTTAATTAAACATAGCAAGGCTTTATCATCCACTCCAAGACAGTTAGAACCTGAGGAGATTGAATTTTTTGAAGATAAACTTATCTCGAAATTCAATAAACTCATAGTTCCAACTAACTTGAATGATGTTGAAGGAGACCTCAGTTCACATTCTACTGTTGAATTCTCTCGCTCCTCAGGGGGCCAAGTTGGCGCTTATCTCGATTATCTCCGGGAGTCCGAAAGCACCTTATTCCTTGAAGACCAATTTTTGGGTTACGTAGAAGTTCGTCGTAAGACTTACTCCTTAAGTTCCTATAAAATTGATCGTGAAATAAGGGAAGTTCGGGGAATCTCGGATCAAGATATTCGTGACTTTCTCGTTAAAAAGAAAGCTAGCGGAGAGTTTACCACAAGTGTTGTTCGTCCCGCCACAATTCTTGAACCACTCAAAGGTCGAATCATTACTAAACCTTCCACAGGAGACTATATGTATCTTAAAAAATACCAAAAGTTTCTTTGGAGGAATTTAAAAAGGATTCCTGGATTTCAGTTAATCGGAAAACCAGTTCAGCTTGAAGACATTGAAGCCCTGTTCAAGAATATTGAGGAGGATGAATTTGCAGAGAGCGGGGATTACTCGGGAGCAACTGACAACTTAAATTCACAACTATCAAAACTTATTCTAAATTTTCTTTTTCAAAATTTTGATAGTGAACACAGAGACTTTTTGATCGAAGGTTTCTGTTGTTCTAAGATCGACTACTCTAAAAAGCCCATGCGAGACCAAGACAGTCCGTGGGCCCCAGGTTTTAATTGGGAGAGTTGCCACCTTGGTCAGGTGGAGCAAAGAAATGGACAACTTATGGGACATTTGTTGAGTTTTCCAGTGCTTTGTATCGCAATTATCTTGTCCTTGAAAGAGCTAAATATAAATACGCTCGAATGATCTACAATTC